GCTTGAACAGACGACGCATACCGCCCTCTGCCAAGTTTCGAGCCATAACCTCTACCTGACCAGCCGCCGCCTGAATGGTGGCATTTACAGCCGCCGCAGTGGTTGACTGCATGGCATCTGGGTTCAGACCGCTGGATGCCTTTGTAACGCCTGTTTTGGACTCAATTTCAGCATCCATGTACTGCATTGCAGTCAGGGTCTGACCAGCTACGAATGGGACAGCTAAGTCACGTACAGCGCCAGAAGTCTTGACTCGGACAATGCCAGCGATCTCATTGTTCAGCAGGTCTTCAATGTTGACCTGACCGTCCAAAACTTCACGCTGTGGATTGTTTGTCAGTGCAACGTTATCGAGAACGCCGCGGAGCATCATTGTTGACGCATCCTGCTCGTTCATCAGAATGTCAGCAATTGAGCGTCCAAAGAACGTGTGCGGCTCTGGGTCGATCTCAAACACAGCAAATGGGATTTCGCTCCACGGCTCGATGCTCAGAATCTGATAGTCGTCGCCACCCAAAACAATACGTTGCAATTGGGCGACACCAGTGCCGTCAACGTCGATCCGCATATATGCCTCGGTGACCGCCACAAGCCGCATAGACGGGTCTTGGACGTTCTCTTGGGCGTACATATTGTCATACCCTTGGCGCTCAAATTCTTCGGCGTTGGCGGTCGTATCAGCGGTACTGAGACCTGTCAGGTCAACAACGTCGTCGTACTCGTAACCCAAAGCAACCAAGTCGCTGACACGCATCTCAGTGCGGTGAGCCACCACGTAGGCGTCGTCAATACGCTTTGCACCACGGTCAACAAAGAACTCTTCAGGTGGCACTGATTCGATCATCAGGTCGCCGTATTCTTTGGTCAAAGCAATCTTGAGGTAGTGCTTGGGCGACTCAACGCTCATGCCCATTTCGTCGATCTCGATTGACTCGGTGACCGAATGCTCAAGAATTTCGACGTTGTCTTCTGCGGCAATGACAGCGTACTCTTGGTCGTTGATGTCGTTGTACTCGTAGACTTCCTGTTCCTGCTTGGTATCCCAGTAAGCCTTTACAACGCCAACCTTTTTGACCAAAGCGTCATGGAAAGCGTCGTTGATGATGCGGTAGCCGCCAAGCTCTTGGAACTTGCTGGACATATACTTGGTTGCCAACTCAGCAAAGTTAACGTCCTTTGGACCAGTCGGAACGTACTCGACAGCACGATCTGTTGACAGGAACACACGCATCAGGCTTGGCTTAATGGAGCGAACGGTATCACGAACCTTGGTGGCTACGACACGACTGCGACCCTCTTCCTCACCGATGTCAACTTCACCATCAAAATAGCGTTGTGACTTGATGCGGCTTGGTGCGATTTCGCTTTCGACAAAATCCACTGCCTCCAGCACCGCCTCGCGGACAATGCCTTGGATTTCGGTTTCTGTCATTGGAGTTGGCTTACTCATTTATTGTCCTTAACGGTTGCGGTTTTGCTGTGTTTGATACATCAAATTGCCAAGCAATCCAGCATCGCCAGACGGCATCAATCTGCCAGCAAGGTGGGACGTTTCACCCATTAGTCTTGGACTCATAAATGGTGCAGTTGCGGCTAATGCGCCACCGCCACCAGTACCAAGAGTTTGTAATGCGACTAATGGATTAACAACGCCCTGCATACCGCGACCCGTCAAATCTGACAGTGCTTGTCCAGCCAATGACGGTAAAATCGGCTTCTTTGCTGTCTTTTCAAGCTCTTGAGCAAATTTGAGTCGTGCGCCAAAGTTTGTATTGACGTTGTTGCGCATTACAGATTGTAGCTTCCGCAGTGCCGCATCAGCGCTCTTTCGATCGCCCTTGCCAAGCAAACGTTCAACTTCATTAATCATATTTGATGCCGTTTCATATTCGGTCATCATTTTGCTGTAAGTTGGAGATTGCTTAGAGATGTCTTGTTTAATTTGATTGGTAACCGCACCAATAACACGACGCGCATTCCCATCTGAATATGGGATTTTTGCCAAAACTTCGTTGTATATTTTTTGTTTCATCTCATCAAAACCAATAGGTGATGAGACACCAGCTTGCTTGTACTGGTCAATGATCTTTTTGGTTTGATCCAAATACTTCATTGCATCTGTATCAACGATTATTCGACCTTCGCCAACAAGGCTCTTTGCGGCGTTTAGAAGTGCATCATTAACTCCATCAAAATTGAGTGGCTTGTCAGTTTTTAGGGCAGTTTTGTTTTGAGCATATTGAGCATTCTTGTTGGCTTTCATTTGCTTGATAGCTTGATTTGCCGTCTCAACAACCAAAGTTGGATCAACCTCATCGCGCAATGCTTGTCTAAATGCAACGCCCTCTTGACCACCAGCTTTGCCAGCCTCGTACGCAGTCTCAAGTGCCTGCGATCCAACGCCACCAAGTTTTGTAGCGGCTAACTTTCCAGCGCCAACAGCAGGCTTTGCGGCAAGTTGTAAAGGGTCAACAAAAGATGCGACGCGCTGTGCTTTGCCGCCGACATCTGCCATACGTTGCGCCATTGCCCCTACACGCCCAGCGTTTGCAGTTGCACCTAAAGCCGCAGGCGCTCTCATTGCGCCGCCAGCAACCCCAAGGATAGTTGCGACATCAGCGGCGACTCCAGCAGGGTCTTTTGCAATTGCCTGTTTTGCATTTTCGACACTGCCATAACGGTCAGCATAAAACTTGCCAACTTGGGCGGCAAGCTCTCTTGAGCGCGGGTCTTCGCCAATCATTTTTACAAGTGATTCAGGCAATGCGGCTTGCAATGCACCAGCGCCGAGGTCTATTAGTGCTGTGGCTGTATCAATCGGGCTTTTTACAGCCTCCCAAATACTTCCAAGTACATTAGCGCCAGATTCAGGTAAGTTTAAAATTGCCTCTTTACCAACCTGAGACCAAGGCATATTGACTTCATCAAAAACCGATCCAGTTGGTTCTTCGTCTGGGATTTCATCAAAAACTGATGCCATAATTTGCCTCGATTAGTTTTGTGATCGCGATAAAACAAGTGCCTCTGCACGCGCTCGTTGTTCTGGAGACATACGCTGGTACTTTGACCGCTCGCTTGGTGTCATTTTTGACCATGCTTCACTATTTGCACCCTCTGGAGCGCCAGAGCCGATGTTTTCAATAATCGCCTGCAATTGCGGTGAAATGATTGATTTACCGTTTAGCTCGTCAATTTTAGCCATCGCATCCTGACGTGAAATTTTCCCAGTCAACGCCTGTCGAGCAATAATCGCACGTTGCTGGTCAATTTTTGCTTTATCAAGAAACGCTTGATAAATAAATTTGTTTGCTATCGGGCTGTTTTTTAGCGAACCCAAAGATTCCAACAACAACTGGACATCGCGGTCAGATGATGCGCCTGACCCCACAACACGCATTTTTGGTCCAATGCGCTTGATGACCGACATAAACGCATCGCCAGCGGTACTAAAGCCAGCAAACTTCTCAGCCAAAGCACCAACCAGAGGTCCGCTCGGTGCTAGTTCAACAAGCGCCTGCAAAGACTGAATTTCAGGCACAAGGTTCGCCGCCGCGGTACCTGCTTCTCGGTAACCCTTAAACTCTTCAGCAATTGTGGTTGATGCGGTTTCCTCCCACTTAACGTTGCCCTTGTCCATTGAATTGACGATATTTACACCGCCGCCACCGATCTCTGAAATCTCACCAGTGCTGGAAACCTTATATGGCTTTTTCGGATCAAAAACATCGGTGTTGCGCTCTTTATTCAATTGAGCGCCACTCTTAAACGTAAAGCTCTTTGCGCGGTCACTAGCAAACATTGACGCTAAGACAGTTTTTGCCATTTCTGGATTGGCTTCCACCAAAGCCGCCTCTTCAAATCGTCCTTGGTTTTGCAAAGCGACAGCAACCTGTTTTGCCGTCTTATTTTCTCGACCAACCTCACCAGCAGTCTTGATGCGCTCACCCAAAATAGACGCCAACTGTTGGTCTGGGTTCAGACGCATTGTGTTGAAGCCAAGCGCCAATCGGTCAAAAAATGCGGGGTCTTGCGCCATCCGCTTGTACCAAGGCTCTTCTGGCTTTGGCTCAAACGTGCCTGTTTGCGAGTTCCAAAAGGTCGAGTCTTCCTCTGTTTTAAAGCGACCGCCACCAGCAGGCATATCTGGAAAGCCAGCAACGCGAGGAACTTGAGGCTGGTAACTGGGTGTGCTTTGTTGCGGCATCTCAGGTATAAATGCCTGCACGGGGGTAGGCGCTTGCACCGATGCAACAGTGTTATCGGGAACCCTTGACATCTGCTCAATCTGGGGTCGCAGTAAGTCTTGCAGTGCTTGAAGTAATGCCATTTTTATTTACCCTATTAACGAATCGGGCGACCCATTGACGTCACCATAGTCAAGTAATCAAACAGTCCAGGCTCTCTGGTGTTTGTCTGACTCATTGGCGCAGGCGATGCGCCTATTGCGCCAGTCATGTATTGCAATGCGTTGGCAGGAGCGCCCTGATAGCCAGCATACTGACCCTTTGCGGCATCGATCAGCATTTGATTGATACCCTGAGTCAATGCGCCCTGTTGCATTGATTGCTCGTTTAGAGCCATTCCCTGACCAAAGCCAAGGTTAGACAACTGACCGAGCGTAGAAGCCGCTTGTTGACGGTTCTGAGAGCCTGTAAGACCAATTCCGATGTCCTGACCAGCCAACTGTTGGGCGTTCTGGAAACCAGCCTGACGCAGACCTGATGCGGTACGTGCCGCTTGGTCAAGGTAGTTGCGACCAAGCTCTGACTCCATGATTGCCTGACGTGAGCCACCAAAAGCACCAGCCTGAGACGCTTGTGCACCCAATTGGTTTGCCTGCATCTGACGAGCACGCTCCAAGTCTTGCAGAGACTGGTTTACAACTTGGCTTTCATACGGGTTCGTGTATGCAGACAAGTCAGTGCCAGCAATAGTTTGCGGGCGGTACATGGTTTCCATGCCAGCCGTTTTAATGCCCTGCGTCATACCTTGAGCCGCTGTGCCAAAAATGTTTGGCTGTTGTGCGGGTTGCATCGGTTGTTGCATTGGTTGTTGCATTGGTTGCATAGGCTGTTGCGCTGGCTGGGCCGTCTGCATTGCATTGGGGTCTGGTTTTAAATTTGGTGAGACATACCTTGCGTTCTGAATTGGCATAATGCCTGCCTGAAATCCTGATCCTGCCATAATCTTATTCCTTAAATTGTGCCCATTGGGTTGTCGCCAAAGACCTCAAGATTGCCTTGTGGGCCAGAGCCGTATGTGACAAAGCCACCATCGCCACTGCGAATTGGACTGCCGTCACCGCTTCTTACGTACCCGCCGTAATGTTGTGGTGCAGATGCAGAGCCGCCCCCAAACAACCCCAACAACCCGCCACCACCAGAGCCACCGCCACCAAAACCCATGCTTCGACCAAAACTAGCGAGAAGACCGCTAGACCCACCAGCAGGGATGTAATTGCCATAACGGTCTGTTGTGACGGGTATGCCTGCGGCTTTAAGCTCTGCAAGCACCCTTTCGTTTTGATCCATTGCGTCAAAAGCACGATCTGCGGCAAGCCCACCAAACATGGTCCCCAGTGGGCTACCCATTGCTTGCAACGCCTGATCGTACCAAGGCGCCTGACTGTCTAGCTTATTGCGCAAGGCATAAGCCTCTACTGGATTGCTCAGAGGCTGACCAAAAAGATATGGGCTTTTGCTGGTAATCATGCTTTAAGCCTGCTCGTTACCGTAAGGCACTTGAAATACTTTCCCATACTGTGCCGCTTTTTCTGGATCGCGTGACGCAAGTTCCGCAACAGCTCGGTCGAACAGACCGCCAGACGAATACCCAGATACGCCGCCAGCAAACTGTTGTGGTTCTGGCATCCCTGTACTAAATTGCGCGTCTGGAGCAACCATTCCATACGCCTTTTGAGCATCAAATGTGTTCTGCATTGACTGCACTTGCTGGGGTGAAAGCGCCGCCACATCAGGACCGTAGTACGGCATATAACCAACTTTGCCAGCCTCTCTTGCCATGCCAAGGTTGTATTTGGCCGCATCCTCAAGAAACTTGGGCATTGTCTGTGTTTGGGTGGTTGAACCGCCTTTGCTCATAATTAAATCTCCACACTCATGGTTGTGAACTTCTCTTCCCAGCCCAGATCAGCGAGGGCTTTAACCCATCCGCGACGACCAGCAAGAGACATTGCCGTACACCCATTCAGCTTTGCAAAATGAATCGCTGAATCGCTAAAATCTTTGATCTGGTCTAAATCGCCGCCAGCCAAAAATATATGAAATACCTTTTTGCGCGGGTAGTTCAAAATCTCTGTAACCATACACCCTTTCGGTGCATTCCAGAACTGCATTGTACCCAGTTTAACACATTCAACTACATCTTGGAATAGGTGCGTACCACCAGAAAGTGCTAATGCCGACTCTATCCAAGGACGGCATCTTTCCAGTTCTGAATCCATTGTTTCGGTCATTGCCGTAGTCGTGTAACTGCCAAGGTAACAGCAGGTGATGATGGCGCAAATGCGGTAGCCGCAGGAGCGTCAATCCATAAGTCAACGTCACTTACAGCCCACATTGCCTGCAAATATGATCCAGCAGACATCGGAAACGCCGCAGAACGGCTCATAACCAAATAATGACCGTTGCCTGACATTGTGACCTTAATCGTTGATCCAGCCACGTCTGTACCGTCAATTCTGGGCCAGAACCAGCCATTTTTGTCGCTTGAGTTGTTTGACAGCAGTTCAACTGCAAAAGAAAGCAGGTACACGCCCTCTTCTGCAAACACAATCTTGGTGTTATCAGACGGGTCTAGAGTGATGCCAGAGTTAAATGACGGCGTACTCCAACCAATTGCCTGTGGTGTGTTGATGGCCGATGCAATTTGGTTTGTTGACCGACTCAGTGATGCGTAACCGTCTGCCAGAATGATCTGTCGAAACTCACCATTTTTGGACACCACTGGGTAACCAGTACGATCCCAAAGCAAAATACCGTCATCCGACGCAACGTCAGTTGGCAGTAAGTTTGACAGCTTTGTCCTGACCTGAGTTAAGTACGCAGAAAGCCGTTCACCCCATGCGCTCCAGCTTGGACCAAGCGGCGGCGGTGGGATTCTCATCGCTTACCGCCCTGTTGAACGTCAAGACGCATTACGCCTGTGCGCCAGTCTTTTAAGTTTTCGCCCTCAATGCGCATACGCACTTGGCGACCAGTCACCCGCAGACTTGTTGGTGATGACATTGAGTACGGTCCATATTCACGCTCTGTGTCGTTGGGATAGAAGCGGCTCTTCAGCTTAATGGTCACCTCGCCCTGCGTCGCCTCGTCTGGAATGACTTGCGTGACGTGCATCACGTTGTCGCCAGCCCCGATATTCAATGGACCACTTTCAACAAACGCCGTACTGCCATTCAGGTCGTGACCAAATTCGTGGTTATAGGCGTTACCAGAGGCGTCAAACCAGACTGGTGTAGTCAAAACGCCAACGTCAAAGCCAGCAGTGCGCTCAATGTTGCCGACCAGCCAAATGTTTTGCTTGTAGTCGTATGTGACATATCGGTCATTCTCAAGGCTTTCACCGCTTGGATAAAACCACCATATTTCATTGTATTGCCCGTTGTGGACCGCATAAACTTTGCTGATCTGCTGTCGGTTGATGTCTGTAAATACGTAGTCAGACACCTCACAGGGTAGGGGCTGGACGGTTGAGCCGTTAAACATAAAGAAGCTCTGACGACCCATCCAGAAAGCACCCTCACCCACAGCAATAGCCGCCTTACGTGATGCAACGCCACAGGACGTTCCAACGCGCTCAAAGCCGTAGACAGTAGGTGGACCAGCATAAGTCGCCATGTGAGCGTCTTGGGTCGTAATAATCAATGTACGACCGCGCATACGCACGCCGCACATAATCTCGCCTGATGTCTGCAATTCAATGTCGCCAGCCTCGTTGGTAGCCGCGGGCGTCCAGACAGTATTTGCCTCTCGGTCGCACCACTGCACCTTGCGTGGGTTGCCACCAGCGCCAAGCGCAAACAGGAACCGCTCTTCGGTAACAATCAAACCTGTACAGTCAATAGGTGAGTTGGTTATCTGTGCCGCTATACCAGTCAATGGCCACTCGTACAGCTTGCCGTCGTGGTTTGAGCAGGCAATAAGATATTCACCCCAGTTGTCCAGTGCCCACGTTGTAGCCTCAAGCAATAGACCGTCTGATGGTCGCTCAACACCATAAGCACCAGTTCCAAACGGCTTTCCACCATAGGCAACGTTTTCCTGCGCATCAACATAGCCAGCAGAGAGACCAGTTGGCGTTATATCTGTAACAGTTCCGTCAGCACCAACCTCGTATAACTCGTTATAAGCACCCAACGCATAGTGCGGGTCGTATGAGTTATCCATCCATGCGTGAGCGGCACGTGGTGGCTCATCAATCAAATTGGCGGCACGTGTAGTCCAGCCCCCAACAGGGCGCAAAGACTTGTCCTGCCAACGTACTAAGTTTGACTTATTCCAGCGCCCAGCGGACTCGTAGTCGGTCCCGTGGTTGTAAACGCCTGCTGGCAGTTCAAGTT